TATGCTTTTGGATTCTCTGATCCTCGTTGTGTGTTTGGATCACCAGGCGCAGCTTAACGAACAATTGTTCGATTATTGAAAGGGTGGCTTGCGAGTCACCCTTTTTTTATGTATAATTAAATTACCTTGACGAAGAATTAACTTCGACAATTGCCAAGACAAGGAGATTGACATGGCTAATACAACTTTTTCAGGTCCAATAAGGTCTGAAAGTACACTTAAAACTATCAGTAAAAATTCTACTACTGGAGTAATTACAGAAGTCATTACTATGGGTGATGCACCAGTTGCATTAGGAGATGAGGATAAAACTCTTGATAATGCGACACATAGTGGAAGAGTTCTAGCAGTTCCAGCACTTGGTTCTAATAGAACAATAACTTTACCTGCTCCGATTGCAGGATCAAGTTTTAAGTTTATTTATGCAGGAGCAGCAGAAGAAGCAGAAAATTTGATTATTATTACTCCTGGTAACACTAACTTTTTCTTAGGAAATGTTCAGCATTTAGATACAAATGCAGACAATGTTTCTGTTTATGCAAATGGAAGTTCTAACTCAAAGTTAACATTAACTGACTTTGGTAGTATGGAAATAAACATAGTTGGTAAAGATAGTACTAATTACTATGTTTGGGGTAATGTAGTTTCTGAAGACGCTCCAGCTTTCGCTGATCAATAATAGGGGGTTATCATGGCAGTTAGGTCTGACGTAAAAGCATTTAATCACGATCAAGGTGATGATGCAGCGATTGTAGGTCCTGCAAGGTCAAGGATAAGACAAGTTGTTATATTTGGTAATGCTGCTGGTGTGTTGACTATCAAAGATGGATCAGGTGGAGCAACTATATTGCTTCAAAGTTTTCCTACTGGATTGCATACCTTAAACATTCCAGATGCTGGTGTGTTAGCTGAAAGTGGAGCATATATACATGGTTTCACTGGCAGTGGTAATAAACTTACTTTGTTCTTATCCTAATGGCTAGAGCAAAGGACAAACAACCTCCAAAGACTAAAAAGTATTTTCGCTCCACTAAAAGTGGGGCGGGAATGACTAAAGCAGGTGTCGCTAGATACAGAAAAGATAATCCTGGTAGTAAGTTAAAAACTGCTGTGACAGGTAAGGTAAAAAAGGGAAGTACAGCGGCTAAGAGGCGTAAGTCATATTGTGCAAGAAGTGCTGGACAAATGAAACAGTTTCCTAAAGCAGCAAAGAATCCTAATAGTCGTTTACGACAAGCTAGAAGAAGGTGGAAATGTTAATGGAGAAAAATGTTCAGTCTTTGCAAATAGAATTTGCTGAATGGAAATCCAAACAAGACTATCTTGTAAAGCATGTTGATGAGTTAAGAGCAGATATGACAGATATTAAAAGAGCAGTCTTTCAAGCTAAATGGATGTTGATTGGTGCTTTGGCAGTTATAGCTGTAACTAATACGGGAGCGGTAACAGAATTGTTATCGTTGTTAAAATAATGGTTATGGGTAGATCGCAAATGAGTCAGCAAATATCAAAACCACCGAACAAAAAGAAAAAAGTAAAAAAAATAATAAAGGTGAAAAAAAATGCCAAAAGACGCTTGTTACAGAAAAGTTAAAGCTCGCTACAGAGTTTTTCCAAGTGCTTATGCTAGTGGCGCAATTGCAAAATGCCGAAAAGTAGGAGCAGCAAATTATGGTAATGCCAAGAAAAAAGCCGAAGGTGGTGTCGTAGAATTAAAAAATGGTGGTAATGTTACCAAACAAAAACGTAAAAGACCTGCTAAAAATAAAAACATAGCTCGTGGTTGTGGTATCGTTATGAGTAATAGACGTAAAGTAACAAAGTATAGATAATGGCTGTAAGAAAAACAAAATCTGGATTAGCTCTTAAACGATGGTTTAAAGAAGATTGGAAAGATGTTAAAACAGGCAAGGCATGTGGTCGTAAAAAAGGAGAAAAAAGAGGTACTCCTTATTGTAGACCTAGCAAAAGAGTTAGTTCTAAAACACCTAAAACTAGATCAGAGATGACATCAGCAGAAAAAAGAAGTAGAATAAGTCAGAAGAATAGAATAGGACAACCAGCAGGTAAACCGAGAAGAGTTAAATCTCTTAGGAGAAAAAAGAAATGACAACATCTAACTCTACAAATTTTGAACTTGACGTAGCTGAATATATTGAAGAAGCATTTGAAAGATGTGGATTAGAGCTTCGTACTGGATACGACCTTCAAACTGCTAAAAGATCACTAAATATAATGTTAGCAGAGTGGGCTAATAGAGGTTTAAATCAATGGACAATAGAACAAAGAACACAAGCCCTAACAGCAAGTGATTCAGATTATTCATTAGGAACAGATGTCATTGACATATTGTCTGCTGTTGTTCGTAGAAGTGATACAGATTTTAGCATGACTAGAGTTAGTCGAGATACTTATTTGGCAATCCCAACTAAAACAACTACAGGTAGACCGACACAATTTTTTCTCGATAGACAAATAACACCTAACTTAAAGATTTGGCCCGCACCTGAAAACAGTACAGATGTCATTCATTATGACGCTTTAACTAGAATACAAGATGCTGACGGTGCAACTAATACAATGGAAATACCATTTAGATTCTATCCTTGCTTAACTGCTGGACTTGCATATTACATATCTATGAAAAAAGCTCCTGATAGAATACAATTATTAAAGACAGTTTATGAAGAAGAATTTGAAAGAGCTATGGGTGAAGATAGAGATAGATCTAGCTTTACTGTAACACCACAACTTAATTATTATAAGGTGGGATAATGGGAGCTTTTGCATCTGGTAAACACGCTTTTGGACTATCAGATCGTTCTGGATTTAGATACAGAATTAAAGACATGCGTAAAGAATGGAATGGATTGCTTGTAGGTAAAGATGAGTATGAAGAAAAACATCCTCAATTAACACCTCCAAGAGTGCCTACTGATCCAGAAGCTATAAGAAATGCAAGACCAGATAGGACTGAAACTTCTGTTCCTAATATGCTTCCTTTAAATGCTTTTACTATTACATTATCATCAACAACAGTAAGTGTTAATGAGCCTAATCATGGTAGATCATCAGGCGATACTGTTAGATTTAGAGATGTAACTTCTATAGGAAACGTACTTGGTTCAGTGATAATATCTGCAAGTGGGTTTACGATTACTAAAACAGATGATAATAATTATACATTTAATAGTGGTTCTACTTCGACCATAACACAAAAGGGAGGTGGTGGCATTGCTTCGGCAGGACCTGTCACTATAACAAATTAATGAGTTTTACATTAGCAACATTAAAAACAGCAATACAAGACTACACGGATAATAGTGAAACATCTTTTGTTACTAATCTTCCTAACTTTATAAAAGGTGCAGAAGAAAAAATATTTAAAAGTGTAGATTTAGATTATTTTAGAAAAAATGTAACATCTGCTTTTACATCTTCTGATCCTTATTTAACTGTTCCAGCAGATTATTTGGCATCATTTTCATTACAAATAACAACATCTGGTTCAGAAAAATTCTTGTTACAAAAAGATGTTAATTTTATAAGAGAATACACTCCTGCTTCATCAACTACAGGTGTTCCTAAATATTATTCAAGATTTGATGTTGATAATTTTATTGTATCACCTACTCCAGATAGTAATTATGCTTTAGAATTACATTATTATTACAGACCAGCTAGTATAACTGCTGGAGCTGATGGTGGCACAACTTGGATTAGCACAAACGCTCCTTTTGCTTTACTTTACGGATCGTTAATTGAAGCGTATTATTATATGAAAGGCGAACCAGATGTTTTGGCTCAGTACGAAAAAAATTACGTTTTTTATATAGAAAGATTAAAAGACTTAGGCGAAGCAAGAGAAAACACAGATGGATACAAAGTTGGTCTACCATCAAGACCAAGAACATAGGAGTAAACAATGGCAACAGCAAATGCATCAACCAATTATCTAGAGAGAAGAATATTACATTATATATTCAAGAATAACTCTCTTAGTTTCTCTAGTCCTGGAGATAGTATATATGTAGGATTGGCAACAGCAGTATCTGCCGCAGAAACTGGTTCACTTACGGAAGCAACCTTTACAAACTACGCAAGGCAACAAGTAGCTGCTTCTGGTTGGACAACTGTAGGAGCAGATTCAACAGATACACAGACCGCAACTAATGCAGCAAATATTGAGTTTCCAGCCTCTGGTGGAACAAACAATACAATAACACATGTGTTTGTTGTAGACGCTTCAAGCAGTGGTAATATATTATTCGTTGGTGAATTAGATGCTAGTAAGGTTATAGCATCAGGTGATATTTTTAGAATTAATGCAGGGAATCTTACTATAGAGTTGAAATAATGGCACTAGTAATATCAGACAGAGTAAAAGAAACCACGACTACAACTGGTACTGGCACATATACTTTAGGTGGTGCTGTTACTGGCTTTGAGACTTTTACGGCTAATTTAAGTAACTCTGATACCACATATTATGCTTGTTCCGATGGTACAGACTTCGAGGTTGGTTTAGGTACATTTACATCTTCTGGTACTACGTTAGCTAGAACAACTATCTTAGCTAGTTCTAATTCAAATAATGCCGTTAGCTGGAGTTCTGGAACAAGAACAATATTTTGTACATTACCTGCAGCCAAAACAGTATTTTTAGATGCTAGTGGTAATGCAACATTAGGTGCAGATTTATCAGTTGGTGATGATCTAACTGTGAATGGTGGTGTTATAGATGTTAAGAACACTGGAGCGCAATCTGTCGTTAGATTTTATTGTGAATCTAGTAATGCTCACTATACTGAAATAAAAGCAGCTCCTCACTCTGCTTATTCTGGTAATGCAACTCTTGTTCTTCCATCTTCAAATGACACTATTGTGGGTAGAGCCACTACAGATACTTTAACAAATAAAACTATTGATGCTTCTCAGTTATCTGGAACTGTAGCCAATGCAAGATTAGATGCTGATTTACAAGCACTTGCTGGACTAACCTCTGCTGCAGATAAGGGTATACAGTTCACTGGTTCGGGTGCCGCTGCAACATATGACTTAACTGCGGCTGGAAAAGCATTATTAGATGATGCAGATGCAGCAGCACAAAGATCAACATTAGGTTTAGGAACAGCTTCTACACTTGCCGTAGGTGTATCAAATACAAACGTAGCACAGTTTGGTTCTGGTATTGCAGATAATGATTTTTTAAAAATAGATGGAACATCTGTTGAAGGCAGAAGTGCCGCTGAAGTTCTTTCTGATATTGGCGGACAAGCTAGTTTAACATTTGGTATAGCAAACACAAATGCAGTTAAGGTAGATCATGCGAGTGTAGCAGATGATGACTTTGCTAGATTTACTGCAAATGGATTAGAGGGTAGAAGTGCTTCTGAAACATTGTCTGATATAGGTGGAACAA